AGAATATATCTAGTTCATCATGCACTTGTATGTGTGCAACAATGCCCTCCTTATATAGTTCTAACATAGATTTTTTTGTCATATCTGCAGCACTACCTTGAATTAATTTGTTCAAAGCTTTGTATGTATAAGCACGCTTGATACTTGCTCCATGTTCCTGTCTAGCCTGATCAAAAGGTAACGCCTTGTGCATACCAAACTTACTGGGTTCCCATAAGTGAAACCTGCATAATCTACCAAGTAAAGTTCTTATTTGTCCACGTTGTTGCGCTCTATTTGATACAGAGTTCATTAATGATTTTACAAACGGAACTCTCTCATGATAAATTGTAAATAGTTCATCTGCTTTTTCTTTAGATACTCCTAGCTCTGCTTGTAGCTTTGCTTTACCCATACCATAAAATAGTCCAAGATTAATTGTTTTGGCTTGACTTCTTGGTATGTCCGCCATCTTTGCAACGACAGTATGAAAGTCTGCATCATCATGCATGTAAGAATCTTTAACACTAAAGACACTTGTGTCTTGATCAAGGGATGCGTAGTGAACTACTAGTCTTGGTTCTTGTTGACTATAGTCAAAGCATCCCCACTCGCAACCAGACTCAGGTATAAAGAGGGATCTGATCAATGGACCCAAGTCTTTGTTGCGGGCAGGAATTTGTTGTAAGTTAGGATTAGAGTAACTAAACCTACCAGTTACTGTTCCTCCTGTGTCCGATCTAATTTGATTTATATCGGCATGTATTCTACCATTATGTTCGTGTTTTATAATAGTATCTATGAATGTTGTATGTGCCTTGTTTATCTCTCTAGCCTTTGATATACATTGCACTAAAGGATGTTCATGAGTGGAGAGAAAGTTTTTAGTAAAAGAAGGTGCTTGTGTTTTTAAAGTTCTCTCGTATTCTAAATTTAATTTATCAAACACTTTCGCAATCGATCTTGCAGCCCATATTTGAACGTCTACTTGTGTTTCTTTATGTACTTGTTGTAGCAATTGTTTTTCTTGTTCAGCTAACTGCTGCTTTAATGTGTGAGCTTTTTGAACGTCTACTCTTACTCCTAAAAAACGCATATCAACCAAACAAGGAAAAAGATCGGTTTCCAAATCAAAAATAGATTTTAAATCTTGGTCCTTTATTTCTTTTTGCATGGTTTTCCATAAACCTAAAGTCAACTCTGCATCACGTTCAGCATAATTACCTACATACATCGCAGGCAGTTTCCACATGTCAGCTTTTGGATCTATGCCCCATTCTTTTGCAGCGTTGTTTAATTCTGTTTCGTTTTTACCTTGACTTAAATAATCCCAACCTAATGATCCAAGATCATATCTAAATCTATTTTCATTTACGAGTGATGCTGCAATCATCGTATCAACTATTCGACCATTAATTTTTATACCCATGGCTCTGATCCATGACACATCATACATGGCGTTGTGAAATATTTTTGTAGAAGTAGTTTTACAAATGTCTGTAAACCATTGAATTACTTTACTTTTTTCTAGATTACCACCACCCTCATGATCGAATGGAAAGTATCCAGAGTAGCCATCTGTTGCAACTGCAATACCTACAACCTTGCCTTTACCAATCACAGAACCAGATCCCATAGTTTTTAAATCTGGGTCGTGTGTTTCTAAATCGATTGCAATCTCCTCACAAAATCTTAGATCTGGAAACTCTTTGGGTTTGACCCATTCTGTTTGTGCCTTAAATATCATTTATAATCTCTTTCAATTATCATTTCTAAATAATGTATGGCTTTCAATATGTCATCCTTTTTCCCCTTGTGCGGGTGTCTGCATATGTACTTTATAGCGTTACCCTCTGCAAAAAGCAACTTATTATCATTTATAAACTTAGAGGGCTGTATTTTAAAACTGATGTAGTGTGCACCAGAAATTTGTTTGTCATATGCACTCATAATTTAAACTCCTTAGATTTGTTTTGTGATTTTATTAAATATAAATTTTTCATAGTTCGTGTAATACCCACATACCAAACTCTGTATTCTTCATCTTGTTTAGCTGCAGATTTTTTTGCTCCTTTAATTGTGTTTGCTGTTTCATTTAAAAATAATACTACGTTTGTGGCCTCACCACCTTTTGCTCCATGTATTGTTGATACTTTTATTCTTGCATCCTCTGTAGGATTTTCACTATTTAATAGTAATAACTTCATGTAAGTTATTTGACTGTCTGTTAGTTTGTTAAATACATCATACCATTTTAAAGATAAGTTCATTGAACCCTCTATTCTTTCTCTAATTCTTTGTACTTGTATCTCTGGTAACTCTATCTTTTTTTGTAACTTAGACCAGTTCTGTATGTCTTCGTATAAACTCTTACCTATACTATTACCCTGTGCAGTATTAAAAAAGAAACCTTTCTTTTTTAAAAAAGTAATAACAGGTTTTAATAATGATTTAGTTCTTGTTAAAATTAACCAGTCACCTTTCGACATGTCTATGTCAGATAGTTTATATCTTTCAAAAATTTCTCCAGATTCAGCCTTTGGAAAATACTCTTTGTCAATCCTATTTTCTTGTATTCTATCAATGACATCTAATGCTTTTTTCTGTATAATAGTTGGCACTCTTTCTGATTGTTTTAGGGGTATCTCCTGCGCCTCCCAGTTTATAAAAGAATCTACATCTGCACCAGCCCAACCAAAGATAGCTTGGTCATCATCTCCTGCAACCCATACATCACAATTTGTATCTTTCTCAATCTTTTTTATCATAGACCATTGTATTAAAGATAGATCCTGCGCCTCATCTACAAAGATAACATCAAACTTAGGTGAAACACCTTTATCTAAAAACTTTTGTATCATGTCAGTAAAATCAATCAGACCAAATACTTTTTTATAGCTATTTATCTCTTGTTCTATGGCATCTAGTTTATCTCGTTCTATTCTTGATAGGTGTTCGTTTCTATCTAATTGATCCATGACGGATATCTCTCTAACTCTTGCAAGGTTTATCATGCTTAAATATTCACTGTCAGATGAAAAGATACCGTTCCAGTTATTGGTTTCATATGATGCATACTTTATTTGTATGCCACAAGTCTCACCTATTACTTTATAGTTTAGTTCTTGCATGACGTTTTCTTCTTTGAGGCCAAGAGTATTAAATGCCAAAGAGTGTAGTGTTTGAAAGTATCTTATATCTTTCTTTGTAAGTTCTGTTTTTACTTTTAAGAATCTATCTCTTGCCTCACCTGCAGCTTTACGAGTGAATGCAAAGTAACCTATTTTATTTAAAGGCACACCTATGTCAGAATATCTTTGTACATTATTTAACAGTCTTCTAGTTTTACCTGTGCCCGGTGGACCTACAACTTTATATCTCATTAGTAGTTATCGCCTTTTCTTTCTACTGGTTTGTATTCTATTTTATCTATATGCATCTGTTCTAATCTACATACTTTAACAGTTTTATTATCTACGTTTAAAGAGTGATTAAACTCTACACCGCACTTGTCTTTTAGTTTTTGTGCTATTCTCTCCTCTGGTATTTTCCAACTTGCACCTAGATGATCTATAAAAGAATTAAATCTAAAGTAATGATAACCCTCTTCTGTTAGACATGACCCACTATTTATCTGTATTCTTTGTTTAGCTCTTGGCCCGTTGACACAATATTGATATAACTCTTCTCTTAATCTATCTTCTATCTGTGTGCCTGCAGGTGGTGATATCTTAACAGAGTTCTTTCTAATCTCTGTTAGCTTTGCTCTAAAGTCTTTTGCTTTTAGTGGCTCATGGTAGATACCAGTTTGCTCCCATATCAAATCTAATAGTTCTGTTTGCTTTGTTATCAGTCGCCTGTTACCTGCTATCACTCCAGCCTTTGTACCATCTGGTAATGCCACGTTAAACCTGTACTCAGGTTCTGCATACATGATAATCTCAAAGTCTGTAATATCAGGAAACATGGTGATGCTATCTGATTTGACACCGAATGGCCTAGAGTAACATAGACTACGCATACATTTACTTTGTATTGGATCTTCGTAACACGTATGACCTGCTGTATCTTTCTTCCATGCAGTTAACTTGGTATCTAATTTAGCTTTATCCCATGGGTCTTCTAAATAATTATAGTTTGCTTTTGCAACATGATCTGGCCATTTATCTTTATATTTCTTTTTAGCAAAGACCATGTAATTATACATGAACCTATCTCTACCATCGTCTAACTTTCTCTTTGAACATAGTGCTAGACATGGTGGACCATCTTCAAACTCTTCGCTAGTTCCAACTAATATATTTTTGTATGTCTCTGTTACTAATTTTTCTAAATCGTCTTTGCCTATTTTATTTTGATTTGCAAACTCTACAAATTTTGATAGGTCTAATTTGTTATTGTCTTTATCTACAGCGTATCGGTGCGTATGTCCGTTGTTATAGTATGGTAGGTTTATAAAGTTACCTGGTTTTATGTCGCCTTTGTCATCTTCCTTTAGTTCTTTCTGTTTAGGAAAAACCTCTGTCGTGGGATCTAGTCCAAGAGGCAGTAGAAAAGATTTCAATGCCGATATTAAATCTATTGCTGGTATTGGTTCTTTTAAAAATAAATAACAATGCAAGCCACCACTCTTTGATAGCAAAGGTATCAAAGGTAGTTTGTATTGTTGAAATAGTGCTAAATAATTTTCTATTTTAAATTTAGAATAGTTTTTAGGATCAATATCTATGCAGCCAAACGTAGTTGTTTTATCTAATCTGCATGGTTGTATACCTATGGATATCTTTCCTTGTATGTGATCTTTGTAATCACCCTGTGTTATGGGTCGTCCTGCCCATTCGTAGTTCGGTTTAAGTTTATTTTTTTCTGTATCTAACTGAGCTGAAGACATGTCCGCTATACCAAAATCACCTTGGTATCCCGTGAACAATTCTATAAAATCATCAACCATAAAGATCCCTGGGTGGGGTGGCTCCAGTCTCCCTTTACCACCCCTATCTTTCTTTCAAGAAAGAATTAGTAGTTAGCGTCCTCTGTTGAGGCTTCAGCTTTTTGTTGACCTCTTTTTAAAGAACCATAGAATTCTTTAGCCATTTGATAGAGGCTAGCATTATCTACCTTTCTTAACAGACTTACGCTGTAACCATGCCAAGAAAAACTACCAGAGTTTTCTACTGAGTTTAATTTATAGATCCTTGAAAATCTTGGTGCAGGCACCGACTTTCCACTACTAGGATCACTTTCAAACTCGTTCTCTATTAGTGAGTTCCATTGTCTACTCGTTTTTAATTGAGTAGTCTTCATGGTCATCAAAGCCTTCTCAGGCTTATTACCTAGAATAATAACAAAGTGGTTAGCTGTTTTGATAATCTCATTACCATTAGCTAACATGTCCTTGTTTCTATCATTCTGTGTTGTTTGAGACATGATCTCAGGCCCTCGATCATTATGCACAGGTCTGCCTTCTGCTTTTTCAAAAGGTGCCCATTCAGGGTATGTCATCTTATAGTAAACAGGTATGACCTCTATACCTTTTTCACCATCATACAGTTTCTTTGTAACTGTATTATAGAACATACCGGGCTCTGCGCCTTCCACATACTTTGCATGTTTCTTTTTAGTCTCGTATGAACCTGATTGTAACAGCTTCAAAAAAGGTAATGCTAAGTCCTCTTTGTCAATGTTTTCTAGACCCATACCTGAGTCTTTTACAAAGTCCAAAGTTGCGACTTGACCGCTTTCCTTCTTTACTACGTCTCTTGCTTCTTCACTCATCTTATTTACTCCTTGTTATTTTTGTTTTGTTTCCCTTAAACAGATTAAAATGTTCAGAGGGTAAGTCTAAGTTTTTACCGACTCGCTCTCTGTATAGTGCTTTGAGAGTCATGGGCTCTACCTTCAACTTTTGTTGGGGCTGATACCCATTACTCTCGGCAAGGTTAGCGTATTCACGCGCCTTGTTATCTTCGTTACGACCAAAGGAAACAGTGATTTCGTTCTTAATCAAATCACCTAGGTCGTTGTTTCGAAGCCAGTTGTATGCGCCATCTCTTTTATCAAGAGGTATAGTTGCGCTGTAAATTTCTTTTACCTCGATTGCAGATCCATCTTTTAACTTCATTGTCTTTAAGTTCATGGACTCCATAATCTCTGGTATCACTTGTTGTGATAACTTATCTGCATGTGCTTTCTTTGCAGATAGTTTTTCTTCTTCCTGTTTAATTTCATCCTCTAGCTTCTGTAGTTCAAGAACATGGCTAGATAATGTTTCAGGATTTGTTATGTCGTTTACCTGTTGAGGTGCATCCTCAATAAACATTTTTTGTAAGTTACTCATCTGTATTACCTTTCTCGTAAAGATTGATTGATATAGGATAGTAAGTCCTTTCTTGTTTATCCCATTTTAGTAAATTATATTTACCATTGGTCATGTCAGAAACTATAGAACATGCAACACCGATTATAGCAGGATCTCCTGTAAGAAGTAAATAATCATCTTCGTTAAAATTTTTTAACAACGATCTTAGTTTAAAAACTAATGGACCTGGAGAAAAAATTATTTGCGAAGACTCTGGTAGTAAAAATTTAAACTGACCATATTTAGATGCACCCATAATATTTATTCTTGGGTTGCCTTCTCTAGTACCTGGTACTTCCTGTATTATGTATACTATACTTTCTTTCATGTGTTGACATATAATCGATCATAGATTATATGTCAAGCGATACAGGAGAAAAATTATGAATTATAAATTTAAAACTAAACCATACGCACATCAGCTTAGGGCATTAGAAATGTCATGGGATAAGAAATGTTTTGCTTATTTTATGGAGATGGGTACAGGTAAATCAAAGGTATTAATAGATAATACGGCCATACTTTATGACAATGGTAAGATCAATGGTGTTCTAATTGTGGCACCAAAAGGTGTATATAAGAACTGGTATAGTTCTGAAATACCAACACACCTACCAGATCACATAGAAAAAAACATGGTGTTATGGCAGGCCAATATTACAAAACAACAACAAAAATATTTAGATAGTTTATTTAAAACAGGTACAGATTTACATATATTAATTATGAATGTTGAGTCTTTATCAACTAAAAAAGGTGTGGACTTTGCGGCTAGATTTTTAAATTCACACAGAACCATGATGGCCATAGATGAGTCTACAACTATAAAAAATCCAACAGCTAAAAGAACTAAAAACATAGTGGCACTAGGAAAGTATGCACAATATAAAAGAATACTAACGGGTTCACCAGTTACTAAATCACCACTTGATCTATACACACAATGTGAATTTTTAGACCCATGGTTACTAGATCATCAATCTTTCTACTCATTTAGAACTAGATATGCTGTCATGAGAAAGATGAACTTTGGTGGTAGATCTGTTGAAATACCTGTTGGTTATAAAAATCTTGGTGAACTATCTGATAAACTAAAACCTTTTTCTGACAGAGTGCTAAAAGATGACTGCTTAGATTTACCTAAAAAAACTTTTATGAAAAGAACTGTGCAACTAACACCAGATCAATTTAAAGTGTATGAACAAATGAAGAAAGAAGCACTGGCTGTTATGAACGGCAAGATGATAACTACTGCAAATGCACTAACACAATTAATGCGATTACAACAAATTACATGTGGCCATTTTAAAGCTGACGATGGCACCACACAAGAAATAAACAGCAATCGTTTAGATGAACTAATTAATGTGTTGGGTGAACTAGAGGGTAAAGTTGTTATATGGGCACATTGGCAAAATGATGTCAGACAAATTATAAAAGCAGTTGTTAAAGACTTTGGAAACAATAGTTTCGTTGATTACTATGGTTTGACACCACAAGATGAACGACAACAGAATATAAAAAGATTTCAAGAAGATGATGCATGTAGATTTTTTATAGGCACACCACAAACAGGTGGATATGGTATTACACTTACAGCAGCTAGTAATATGATCTATTATTCTAACGGTTATGATCTTGAGAAACGACAACAATCAGAGGCTAGGATAGATCGTATAGGCCAAGAAAAACCTATGACATACATTGATATTATTTGTGAAGATACAGTTGATGAAAGAATTGTGAAAGCCTTACGTAAAAAAGTTAATATTGCAAGTCAAGTTATGGGTGAAGAGTTAAAGGCTTGGATCTAAAGTTTCTGTAACAACACTACAATTACACCGCCCATACCAGTCATAACAGAACCCATAGATACCAGTAGTATTCTCTCTATTCTAGTTATCTGCCCCTGTAATTCTTGCATGCGATCATAAGTTTGCTTTTGCATGATACGGCATAGCTTTTCGTGTGATTCTATTCTTTGTAGTGCGTTATCTTTTGGCATTCTTTCCTACCCAGTAACAGATTGGTTCTAGTATTTTTCTATATACTCTACCTAACAAATGAACCTTGCCCCTTGATTCTTGTCGAATGTCGATAGTTCTATGCACTGCAATATGTTCTAATGCTTTTTTAAGAACAATATTTTTCTTAGATAGTTTTACGAGTGGTAAGAATATTTTGTGATACCCTATTTGATATTCTGGTGCTAAATCTTTTGAGTGTTTTAACCAAATTTTATTTCTAAAAGATCCAAAGCCATAAGACTCATTCATCATGGTGCAGACTATCTTGCCGCCGCCGCCTCCGCCGCCACCTCCGCCGCCTCCGCCGCCTCGTTGACTTGGTGGTCCAGCTTGTCCAGCAGTTGATACAGCTGCAGGTGAGCTACCTCTTGGACTTTGACCTTGTTTAGTTGGAGCCGTAAAACCAGTTGATGGTGGGCCACTTGGTGCAGGTTTATCATCATCTCTAGGAGGTTCACCACCGCCACCAGTATCTCCTTGTAACATAATAGGATCTACATACTCCTCTAATTCTTTTTGTAACGCGTTAGCCTCTGCTCTTTTTATGGCTTCTTCAATTTCTTGAACATTGACTATATCTGGTGCAGTAGTATCCATAGTGCCTAAATCAACAGCTCCTTGATCTATTCCGCCACCAATATTATCTATAAATCTATCTTCGTCTTCACCTTCAACACCTATATCATCAATAAAACCTAATCTATCTCGTGCTGCCAGTGTCTCTGCAATACTAGCATCACCCGTTGGATCTTTATCTATGTCCCCTGTAACTAAACTTGTTGCACCACGAAGAGCTAACTGTTCTGCTTTTTTTCCTGCAGCTAAATCTGCTAATTTTTGCACATTATTACTTACAGTGGGTTTTCCATAAGTTTCACTCATGAGTGGGCTAATTGCTTTTGCTTTAATTTTTGCAGTAATATTACCTGCCTCTATTTGATCCAACTCGTCTTTTGTTAAGCCATACTGTCTTGAAAGTGTTTCTCTAACATTAGCTATTCTAGTGTTATATGCTTCTTCTAATCCAAATGTTGTAGGCTCTCCTAATCTACCATCTGTAATTCCATATAAAAAACCACCTGATACAGGATTATATCCTTTCATTAATCCGGAAGCGATAGTGCCTGCACTAGTCCTATCTGGATAAAGTTCATTTAAAGTTATTTGTCTTGGGTCTTGCGGTGGTAATGTGTCTTTTAAAAAATCAATTACAAATGTGATTGGTCCACCTACTGCTTTGTTAATAGCTGCTTTTAAAAGTGCTTCTTGGGCATTAAAACCTGTTATACCTAACTTTGCTAAAAGTCCTTCTGGATTGTCTACATCTTCTTGTGTTACAATATCTAATTTTTCTCTAGGATCAGCTAAGGTTCCCGCAACATCACTAAAATCTCCAGCTGCAAATGTGTCTCCTGCAATAGTTTGTCCTGGAGTAAATGTCGAAAGTTGTGGCAGCATTTGACTTGGATCTGTTGGTATTACATTGCTTCCAGGTGTTCGATTGAATGCATCCATGTCTGCTTGTGTAACAGGTGCTTCACCCGGTGCAAATACAGGACCCGTATCTCCTACTCTAAGTCCTATGCCTTGGTTTACTAATTGTTGATTTCTAAAATCTGTATTTACAGGTCTTAAATTAAACTCAACTAGTTCATCTTTCGTAACAGGTATTTCTCCTGGTGCTACGACAGGATCACCTATTTGATCTTGTAACCCGATACCTGCATCTATTAATCTTTGTTCCTCTGCGGTGTTTCTAGGATCGCTTCCAACGCCACTACCCCCGCCGCCTGAGCCTCCTCCCCCGTCACCTGTTCCTGGTGTTCCAGTAGCTGGTGGTGTAGCTGCCTCTGTATCTGCTAAAGGTAGACCATAACCAAACAACTCATTTAAGTCTGATAGATAACTGAAACTTGTAGGGTCGTACGATATACCTGGATAGTCTGCAATCGATGCTAGTAGTCTTGGATTAGTATCTGTTTGTGTTCTTAAACCAGATACGTCTATACCTTCATCTACTAGACTAGGGTCGGTTACTATTAATGATTTTAAATCTTCGCTAGACATTATGCTAGTCCTCTTACCATTCTATCGTATTGTAATTTTTCTGCATTAGTCATTTGGCTATATGGTTTATCGCCTCCTGATGCTAGAGTCTGAACTCCTGTTGGTGCTTGAGCTAGTAGGTTAGGGTTTACGTTTGCTGTTTGTAGTGGTGGCACTCTTGTAATAGGTAGTTGTGACGTGTCTCCTTCAATACTTTGTATCTGCTCTGTGTCTCCACCAGTCTCCTCATTCATGTTTAAAAATTCTTGTGAAGATTCAATAGTATCTTGTAGACCTTTTTTTATTTGATCCAATGGCATTAATTCTATGTTTTCTCTCATTAATTTAAAATCATTTTCTTCTTGTTTAGTTTTACTATCACTAATCATAGCATCTATTAATTTTAGAGAAACTACTTTCATTTGGTTAGCTGGAGTATTGGGATCTAAAAGAGTCATTACGTCATCTAATTGTTTTGGATTTGTTAAAAATCTAGATGTTTTTCTAGCCATAAAAATAAGAGCTGACCCTATTACAGGATTTGTTGTTACAGCAGCAGTTCCTAAAACACCTCCTACTAAAGACCTCGTTCCTCCTAAAACTGCTCTTCTTGCAACAAACGAGCTAACATCTGGAACTTTCAAACCAGCATGATTTTTAGCAAGATCAAAAAAACTATCTAATTTTTTTATATTTAATTTTGAACCCTGCAACATAACCTCTAACAATTCTCTACCCTTATCTGTTGTTAAACCTAAATTTTGTTCAAATTTATAGGGGTCAAACACTAGACCCACTCTATCTTCACCGCCAGCTTTTATTAAAGAATTATCATATGCTTTTTGTAATTTTGATCTAACAAATTTTTTAAATTGTTGCTCTCCGACTAATGATCTTAAGTTTTTAAAAACCTCTGGACTAGCACCTCTTTTTAATAAGGCCTCTCCTAATTGATCTGCAGTAATAGAGCCTTCTTTTACATACCCTTGACCAAAAATATTTTTATCTATTTTTTTAAAATCGGATGCTACAGGTTTAGTAAAAGCCGCCTTTCCTTCTGTTCTTCCTTCTTTAACTCTTTTTGCAAATTCTTTTGTTGTTTCTCCAGGTAATTGAGTTAATTTTTTTCTTATTGAATTAGACAGTATTGAGTTTTGAACACCGTTTGCATAAACTTCATCGGCAAATTTTAGTTTATTAGCGATATCAGATAAAAGTTTATCATCTATTAATCTTTGTTTTGATTTACTTAAAGGGTAGACATTTTTAAGTAAATTATCTCTATATGATTTTTTAGTTAATAGTCTTAAATCTTTTTCTAGGGCACCCTTCATGCCAGTTAAAACTGAAAGACTAATAGGTTCTTTATCTTGTGATTTTATAGCCATTTTCATGTAATATTTAATTTGTTCATTTAAAGCTTTGTATTGAGTGGCGTCTATATAAGGTTTAACTTTTATAGCCTGTTTAGCATACTTATATAAAGCATCTTTTCTAGGATCTTTTAATTTTCCACCTGAAGTTAATTTAACTGTGCCTTCATCAATATTTTTTATGTATGTGTTTAATTGATTTTTAAAATTTTGTGTTGATATTATTGGAGTTTTGCCGACCTTACTAACTGATTTATAAAAATCATCATAAAAAAATTTGCTAACTATTCTAAAGTCTCCGTAAGTTGCTCTAGCAGCCTTTTCCATATTAACACCTAGCTTTGTTAGTATAACATTAGGTCCAAAAACATTTAAGGTGTCGTTTGCAGCTTTATTAAGAAAATCAGCTTTTTTACTTGCAGCTTGTTTTACAGGATTTCCAATGTAAGGAAATACACCGATTACTCGACCATACGATTTAGATATTATATTACCTGCATCACTTAAACTTAACGGAAAACCTAATTCTTTTGCTGATCTATATAATTTTTCATCAGATTTTCCAAAAGCAAATTTTTTAAAACCTGTATATAAACCAGGAACTTTAGCAAAAAAACTTTGTAGTAAAGCCTCTCTTTGTAAATCGTCCTTAGATCTACCTAGTTGTGTTATAAAATCTGTAGGCTCATCTACAATGTAGCTTTGTAATATGTCATAGACTTGACCCATACCCATTACGCCTACTGTTCCAGCAGCAACCACACCTGGAGGCCCTAAAGTAGCTCCAGGAACTGCTCCAAATATTGCACCCGCTGCTTCAAAAGTAGATCTATCAAGACCAAATTTATCTAAACCTTGTTTTTTATCGCCTTTGTCTAAATTAGAATTAATCATGTCAGAAGTTATAAACTCATTTTCAAAAACTTCTATAGAGTCCCCTAAATCAGATGATACCTCACTAGTATCTACTTCCTCTGTTTCTGTTTCTGTTTCTGTTGTTTCACTTAAACCCTGTAGCGCTTTTTTTAATGCCTCTTGCTCCTCTGCGTTTGGAACATCCCCTTGAATCTCAACTTGTCCTAATCCTTCTACAGTTATTATACCCATAATTATTTTAACCTATAAATTCCATCGGCATCTTGTACAAAATCTCCTACCTTTTGTTCCTCTGGTTGAGATTGACCTATTAAAATTTTTTGATTTTTTATATACTCAGAAAACTGTCTTTTAATTTCTGCTAATCTGTCTTGTACTTCTCTTGCTCCGGTAAATCCAGTAATTTTCATATCTTCTCTAGCTATACGTATCATTTCATTTGTTATTGTTTTAGCATCAGGAAACAGCACTCTAGCATAAGCAGGTGCTAAAGCATCTTCTAAAGCCTCTAATGTTGCAATATCTGTATCTACAACTTTATCTTTAAGTTTAAATGTCTCTAAGACCTTTTTAATTTTGTCTCCCTGACCAAAATTTTCAGCAGCCGAAACTGCTTTGTTTCCAAACCTTAATACTTGTCCAGATAAACCAGCTATTTGAGGGTTTTCATCTAACATGGTATTTATTTTATCTATATTTTCACTTATCTCCGACACAAAACTAACATTTGAAATAGCTTTATTAATTGCAGTCTCACTAGTTAATTGACCTGACAATTGCTTTTTCTCTTTTTGAGAACCAATAATATTCTGTATGGTTGTCCCACTGCCGCCTATTTCAAATACTTTATTAAAATCTTTTGACAAAGGATCTTTATTTTGTTGATAAGCTTTACCTTCTTGATAGGCACCTTTTAACAAATCTTTAGCCTCGGCTTCAGTTAATATTTTAAAACCCTCTCTAGGTCGTACATCTTTTAAAAGTAATGCAGATAACGCAGCATTATATGCTGGAGTGCCTTTTCCATATAATTCTTCTAACGCTATCATCTCATTTGTTCTTTTATCTTTAACTGGTTTCAACGCCTGTCCTAAAACTGTAGACACAGCTGCCGATTTTCTTTTATCTCTAATCGCTCTTATCTTATCATCGTCACTTACAAATTTTTTATATCCTAAACCTAAAGCATCTATTGGATCTGCTCCTGAAGCTAAAGCAAAACCAACCTCACCTATAGGTAGTCTTGTTTTAGGTAGCGGTGCAAATCTGTCTTGTAGCCCTGTAAGCAATGCTATGTTTGATCTTATTTCATCTTCTGTCATGCTACCAAATCTATCTGTCCCTTTACTATACTGCTCCCTATCCACAACATTAGACATGATACCATCATTAGACTGTCCGCCTCTTTTAAACATTGGTCTTTTTAATATTCTTGACATTATCTTTTAGCTCCAAAGATTCTGCCATATATATCAGCACCTGCTAAACCTAAACCTAGTGCTGTCATCAATGGACTTGCGCCTGATGCTTGTTCAGCTTGAGTTGGAGCTATTTGAACTGTTCCTGCTCCTGGTGTTAGTCCTGTGATACCTTGACCAAACATAGCTAACCTGTCTCTTGGATCTTGAACTGCCATGGCTGCCGCTTGTCTTTGTGCATCTAGTACAGCTTGAGTTTGTGCTTGTTGCTGTGATCCTAATGTGCCAAGACCAGATATCTGTGCTCTACTAAAGTCTTGTGCTGCTCCACCTAAACCTTGTTGTAAATTTGCAATACCCATTTGGTTTGCAAGGTCTTGTTGTCTTCTTTGTGATGCACTCTCAAATCCTCTTTGTTGTAAGTCTGCTAATAATCTAGATCTATTTAAGTCACTTGCCGCCTGAAACTCGGCTCTTTGTACACCCTCACGGCCACCGCCAAACGCACCAGGTACACCTAGTGTTCTAGCTGCTAATTGATTTTGTTGTACTTGTCTTTGTTTGTCAAACTCTGCAAGAGTTGTATCTATAACTTGTTGCTGAAAAGGTGATGTATATTCTGCTATAGTTCCTGCTCCTGTTCCTGCCCCTGCCCCTGTTAAAGCAGTTGCTGCGTCTGCAGCTGTGCCTGCTTTCGCTAAGAAAGGTTGAAAAGAACCAAGGCCTGTTGTTGGGTCTACTGCTTGTTGGTATGCTGCTGCCTGTAATGGGTCTTGTGCTGCTACTTGCGGTGCAAGTTCTGCCATGCCCGCTCTTGTAATATTAAACTGTTGTGCTTGCGCCTGTCTGTTAGCGAACTGCTCTGCTGTTTCACCTGGTTGCTGTTGAACAGCTGTTGTAATACTTGGTATACCAGCTTGTCTAGATAAGTCTGTTAGATATGTTTTCTGTGCTGCCTCTATAAACTCTGGTGGTAATACTCTTGATTCTGTAACACCGCCTTCTTGATAGCCTGCTCTGCCGCCTGATGCAAATAAACTAACACCTAGTTCCTCTGCTAAAAATTTTAATTGTCTTTTTTCTGAGTCTGTTTGTGCTTCTTGAAATAATCTTGGAATTATAGTTCTGTAGTAAAACTGTTTAGTTTCTTCATCTACTTTACCATCCATGTCACCCATTAAAGCGTTTAAAATATTTTGATCTTCAGATATTCCTGGTATTAAAGGTATGTCTAATTTTTCTATTCTAGTTGTTTTTACTTCACCCTCTTTAGGCATGTCACCCATGACACCACCCAATACTTTTCCAATGCCACCTAAAATACCTTTTGGTAAACTCATTAATCCTGTTTGATTTTCTTCTGCCATTATACTACTCTTTTCTCCAATTTTTTCATGGTATCATACATTCTTTGTGCTCCTTTTTCAATGCTGCCGTTGCCTGCTCCTCGAACCGCGTCTGCTGTAAATACAAACTCGTTCTTAGATAACATGGCAGGTACATCATCTGCTTTTTCTTTTATACCTACTGGCACAAATCCACCCTTGTCTCTGTAGTCTCGTTCCATGACTCCGGCTTTATTAGTTGTCATGACACCTGTTGGCATGCCGCCGCCTGCTAGTTTTTGTGGGTCAATATCTCGTACTCTTTTAAAAGGTGGTTGTCCTATAGATTCTAAGTACTGATTAAAGGCAGCAGCTTCTGCTCCATTTCTAAACGTAAGTGGTGTTCCGTCTGGTAACACCCCATTAATTATTACTTGTATACCTACTCCTGCTCCAGCATCTGGATTTTCTTGTCTATACTTTGCATAGCCTTCAAGTATCTGTTGATCTGTCATAGGTTCTACGGGTAGGGTTGGAAAGAAAGGTGGAGTAGGTGGATTTAATTCTCTTTCTTCTAAAATTTCTTCGTCCGTCAAAGGTGGTGCTACGGGTGGTTCTGCAGGACCTACTACTTTTTCATATAGGTCTACTATATCAACTGGTTTCGTAACTACTCTTGGTGGTATTGATGGTTGTTCAGGTGCAGGGCCTACTACTTTTTCATATAAATCTGGTAACAATCTATCTATGCCACCTGGCCCTGGGTCTTGAGGTATAACTCTTTCAATAAAGTTATCTGGTTTACTCGGTTGTGGAAATAAACCCGGTTGACCTGGCATTACTGGTAACAGGGGCTGAACATCTCCACCTGGAGGTTGAATTGGTTTAGATATCGGTAAGTCAGGTTCTTCTATTTTTATAGGCGCTGCTTTAGGTGCAGGCGGAACTACAGGCTCTACGTAACCTGGTATGTTTCTTCTAGCTTGTCTGAACTGTTGTGCTACTGCTGCTTGGTTAGCTAAATTACGTCTTATGTTTTCTGCGAGTGTATTAGCCATGGTAATACCACCAGTTTGATAACCAGCTCTACCACCATCTCTAATATTAACTCTATCAATAAATGCTTTCTTTTGTTCATCAGTCATGGACGAATATTCTTTGTCAAATTTAAAATAATTATCAAAATATGATTCCATTTTTCTACCAACATTTTCTCTTCTTCTAGTCATATATTCTTCATAAGTTTCACCTTCTTGTTGTGGTGGTTCATCTGCTAAAAATGCTTGATAGATATATGTCGCTGCACTAGTCACTCCACCAACTAATATCTGTTGTTGCACTAATGAAGGTAAATCTTTTAATATTGGAACATCTTTAAACAACCCCGTAGCATCTCTCATAAACCCTGTACCTACATCTTTTGATTTTGTCGCAACATTTGCAACATCAGTTTTTCCTGCTCCCTCTGTGCCACTAAATAAATCCTTTATAGCAGTTGTTCTGTCTGCACTTAATGGAGATGTAAAACCACCTTTTAATCCTCCACCAAATGGATCAGCTCCACCTAAAGCTCTCGTACCTGCTCCAAAAGCAAAAGTTCCAACTCCTTGTTTAAATGCATCGCTGATGCTGCCTCTTTGATCAAATCTACCTATACCTCTCATGAGTCCTGCAATACCTGGATTGAAAGGTGCAACAAACGGTGCAGCTTTGACTGCAATATCTGCTAACTCATTAGGTATAAGTTTTCTAAATCTCTCTTTTAATTTACTACCAAGACCATATTTTTTTCTAGGAATAACACTGGCTATCCCACCTTTATCACGTAACTGTCTTGGCATTTTTGCTCTATTGATCATATATGTTAAATGTTGTTATTTTTAAAAGGCAGGGATTTCACCTGAATTTACATTATTACTTGTTTTTAACAAGTAAATCAAGACTATGTTGTAACCTCTCTAGGCTTAGATTGTAGGGCCGAAAGGACTACATGTAGTCTATTAGCTGTAGCTGCAGTCACTTTTAGTATCTCACTTTCCTCTAATACTAAAGGTGCTGATAATAATTCTGTTGTGCCATTTGCTGATATAGACTTTGTCTTAAAAAGACTAAATACGTTACTACTGGTGTCAGTAATAGTCACTGTTATAGTGTCAGCATTACCAGAGTCCTCTGATACTAATATAGATTTTATAATAGCAGTGGTTGCTGATGGCACTGTATATAGTGTTGTAGCTGACGTAGTTGTTAAATCTACCTTTTTATTTACGAATGAATTAGCCAAAGAAGTATGCCTCCGCTTCTGCCTCGTCTTTTAAATCTTGTTGATAGGTAGTATTTAGTTTTTGCACAATACTATCTACATCTCTAACAAACGATTGTTGTATTTGTTGATCGTAATCCTCTGTCGGCTGTGTTAATGCTTGTACTATTCTAGCCACGTTTCTTAACTCCTTTAATTTTTTTCTTATTTAATGATGCATAAAATACTTGTTTACCACGTTTCTTACCATATTGTTTTTTCATAGACTTCATTATTTTTTTACCTTTTTTATTTAGTGGCATTATCTTCTACCATCTGGTTGATAATCTATTCTAAATGTTCCCAACTTCCAAAACTGACTGGTGCTAGTATTTTCTACTTTTAAAGATATCTCT